GCAATGCTTCCTGTCAAACTAGCACCAGTAAACGAGTAAACCCTAGTTCCGTAAGTTCCACCTAAGAAATACTTACCACCGACATATAGCAAAGAATCTAAACTTGTAGTCAAGGCATCAATAGAACCAGAGATGCTATCTAGTTCCTCTAGCGTTGAAGCACCAGATGAGGCTTCACCCAAGTAATCAGTATTGGCATCCCCATAAGTCCACTTCTTTGTGGCAAAGTTGTAAATCAACAGTTTACGAGTGGCATCTACAGATTTGTAGTTCCAGATTACAAGTTTGCGAACAGGGTCAATAGCCGCAGACATTGAGTTATATTCTGATTCACTAGCGTCTGACAAGAAGAATCTATCTACCTTCTCAGCACCGATAGGAACAACTTGTTGCCCATCGCACATATAGAAGCCATCGTCTGACAAAAAGAAAGTTATACCTTGGTATTGTGCAACTGAGCCTGACACCATACATCCCTTGTTACGAGAGATATTGTCAAACTGGAATATAAAAGGAGTACCAACATAGGTCATTCTGTGAATAGAACGCTCTAGCAGAACTAGACCAAACTCACCACCACGGATTCCCATAATCTGACCGCCATCAGGAATATCCTGATAATCAGACTGAGTGTTTACGTTCTCTACCCAATCAGTCTCATCATTGATAGCTGACCAACGAACCCGATACTGTTGTTGTGTAGTTTCTAACGTATTGGCACAAACCACAAAGTCACGAACAACTGTAATGAATTTAGCAATAGGCGCAGTAGCCGCTATTTCAGTAAACGTGCTAGAAGTACCAAGTACCCAAGACTTTAGCTTTTCAGCGTTGTTACAGATAATGACAGTCTTGCCAAACTGAGTAAACCTTACTCTGTCGTTATTTCCTGTAGTCAATCCTGTGTTTACTTGCGTAAGTGTTCCAGAACCGCTAACTGTGTAAATTTTAGACAGACCAGCAGCAAAGAAATAGGTATTGCTATCAGGTGCTTTGGCAGCATACAAAGAAGTTAAGTTCTCTGCTGCTGCGCTAGAGAATGATACTGGCGTAGGAAATGGGCCGTACCCGATAGCCTGAGACACCACGTTCTTGGCATCCGTCAACGAGCCAGAAATACCTGATTGGTCAGGCATCCACTCACCAAATGTTACCCTTGTCGTAGCCATGTATTACTTCCTTGAGTCTGTGTCGTCCATGTATTGTCATTGGCAGATACTGGAGTCCATGTGTTTGTGTCACTAGAAACAAGTGTCCAAGTGTTTGAATCTGTGCTAACTGGTGTCCAAGTATTAGTGTCACCTGCTACTGGAGTCCAGTTATCACCAAGTCTTGTACCAATAGCAGTTACTGTCGCTAGACCTGATACCGAGGCTGCCCCTGCGTATATCGCAGACGCACTAGCAACAACATCCGCATTGGCTTCTACGCTTGCCGTTCCTTCTGCAATCAAACCACCATTAGCAGTAAATGTCGCATCACCAGTAATAGACGCAACGCCTAACTGGATTCTCTCTGCGTTAGCTTCACAGACACCATTAGCAGTAATGCTGGCACTACCACTAATCACAAGTTGACCAGATGCGCTTACATCAGCATTTCCAGTAATACTTGCACTAGCAAAGTTAACCTTAGTGCCAATAGCAGTTACATCAGCGTTACCAGTAATACTAGCAACGCCATTTGCTATTCTCTGTCCATCAGCAGTTACGCTTGCTGTAGCCTGTATGTCACCACTACCAAACTGAACACGCTGACCAGATGCCGTAACATCTGCGTTTCCTGTGATAGAAGCATCGCCATAGTAAACAATAGAAGCATCAGCAGTTACTGTAGCCTCACAAGTTACAGAAGCTATACCACCAAATATCTTTTCAGCATTGGCGGTAACAGTAGCGTTAGCAGTTATATCTGCGACACCATCCCACAAATATGCGGTAGCCCATAGTTCTGAATCTAGGCTAATTGCCAGTTCATCAATGCTAGAACTGAAAGCGTCTAAGCCCTCTAGCACCCAAGGGCCTGTCACATTCTTCTGTGTAGTCGAGTTCCAATCAGACGAGTCTAAACTTAGCGTGAGGCTATCCAATGACCCAAATTGGTCAAGTTGCTCAAGCGTCAGATTGACTGTCGTACCAGCCATGTTATGCCAATGTTACAGACAAAGAACCTGTAGCAATACGGAACACATCGCCAGTTGCAATCGTCTTAGAAGCATCTAGTGCTGTGTGATACAAAAGGTTTCCAGCCGTAGAAGCATCACGCAATCCAATGTGTGTGATTGTTCCCCATGAGCCACCAGCTTGAGGGAATTCCACAGCAGCAGAGTTTGTAGATGCACCATTGCTAGGCGCACCAAATGTCACAGACTGACGAGCATAGCTAGTACCAGAACACTCTGTTCCTGTATCAGCATCAGTTGGGTCAGTTGTGTACAAAGCTACATAAACAGTTGTAGGTGCTGTGTAAGCAGTTGCTCTCAACGTCACATTGATAAGGGCATTTTCCAAGTAGTTAGACATTTCAGCCATGATTTCACCTTGCAGTTAATTTGATTGACAGGGGTACACCAGAATACTGAGTGTTTTCATCAGACCTAGTGAGAGAAGAAATTGCTCTGTCGTACATAGAACCCCATGTATTGATACGAGCATCATTCATTAAGTAAGGCTCTGCTTCAACCAATGCACCATATAGCAAGCCATCAGGTGCAACATTCAAGAAGACATTGGATGCGTTACTGCTAGACAAGTACGGAGGCGCAGAGTAATAAAGCATCTTTAACGTATATACGCCATCAGGTGCAGGTGCTAACTGAAACTCAGAAGCAAGAATAGTGTAAGACTTAGGAACACCAACTTCTGATGTTCTTGGGTCATTAGATAGCGTTGAGGGACTAGAGTAACTCAATGGTTGAATTGGGTTTGTCATTACGACAAAATCACGAATCTCTAAGAAGTCGCTAGGTATCTCTACAGTTGCATCACTTGCGACAGTTGAAGTGGTTACAGACTTTAGCATCTGGCGAATACGCAGTTCTCTACGCAAACGATTCTCAGCCAAAGTAATAAAGTCTGGAATGATGCTTGTCAAGTCAGACCTAGCCAGATAGTTGGCTATTGAAGTCTGCAAGTCAGAATATGTTGAGAGGCTCATACCACTCCAGTTCTAGTGCGCCATGCACGATTCATTGGGTCATTTAACCAAGCAGCAAAACGCTTGTCATCAAGAACAGCAAAGCCACGCATGATTCCAGCTTTGTTAAGGTCATCAATGACTGTCATTGGAATAGATGCAACCTTGTTACCAAACAATTGGTCAGACCATCTTGCTCTCTCATCATACGAGTTATATTCTTTTTTATTCTGCTCAATAATGTCAGTAACATCCTGACGAGTCTCAATAACAATACCGCCCTCACCATCAGCATGAACAGCAGTTTGTCTAAAATTGGTAGGATTTTGCATAGCTTAATTCTATCAGTTTGAGTAGAAAAGAAAATGCCCCAGATGTTTAAGTCTGAGGCATTTTTTGGATTACACCAGATTAAGGTGTCAAGTCAGCAATGATGCCGTGAGCAGCTTCGTTACGAACTTCCAAGGTGTACTCAGCCAACAACTGTGTGGACTCATTGTCGCCAGTTACAGCCAACTCATTGGTCTGGAAAGGACGCAAGTAAGCGATAGCAGCCATGTCAGGGTCAAGCACAAATGCTGTCTCGTTACATGAGTTGGTAGAAGTCATGAACCTGTTGGGAACCACAGAAATCGTGCCGAAGTCGCTCATATAAACATCGGCCGCGGCCACGATTGTGGTAGGGCTGTTCGATGGGGCCATGAAACGCTGTGCAGCGATACCAGCAAAAGCTGACACCAATTGCTTGTGTGCAGGGTTGACCATCAACACTTTAGGATTGCCACCAGCAGCGTAAACGCTACGGACAACAGTCTTCAAGAGAGATTCTTCAAACGTGCGGTTAGTTCCATCTGTACGAGCAGTTGTACCCAAAGAACCAGCAACACCTGAAGTACCGCCAGAGTAGTTGGTTGACAACCATGCTTGCAGACCGCCCAATTTACGAGCAGCAGAAGAACTACCAGTAGCAGCAATCTGGTTGCTCAACAAGGAAGTCTCCATGTCCCGCTTAATTTCGCTAGAAGCCTTAGCCAAGTTATAAGCCTTTTCAGACTTACGACCTGCTTTGTCAACAGCTTGCAAAGTGCCAGAAATCTTAATAGTTTTCTGTGCAATCTGAGTGCGGTTGCCTACACGAGTTGTTGGAGACATAGTGGCATCAGATGCCGTGGCCCCTTCAATGGTAAAGTTGTCTAAAGTCGCTGCCGCTAAACTATCCGTTTGCCACTCATGCAAAACAGCAGTTGCTTTAGTCTTACCAATGGAAGACATGAAAGGTGTGTCTGTTGGTGAGATAGAATAGATAACGTCCGAAAGGTCTTCACGCAAGCCTTTGGCTTCGTAGGTCATATAGGTAGCCATAATTTAATACTCCAAAATTTAAAAGAATCGTTCAAATGCTTTAGCTGCGTCTGCAACTTTTCCAGTTTCACGCAACCTTTGCATAGCCTGTTTGTCTTGTGAAGACTTAGCTTGGGGAACTGAAGTACCAGAACGCATCATCTTAGGGGCAGACTGAAGTTTTTTATTCAACTCTGGTTTGCTCTTTTGAAGTTGCTCATACTTCATTGCCTTATACAAGGTCATCACAGCACGA